CATCTACAGTTAAAGCTGGAATCCATTGGATACAAAGTGTACCCAGTACCAAGAGAGTTTTTACAAGATTATAAATCAACGTATGATTTCATATCAAAACTTAAACCAAACTATATTATCCATGCTGGATCATATGGGAATCAACACTATCAAACAGACGATACAGAAATATTTAACGCCAATGTTATTAGCACTCATAATCTACTTACTGCTAGTAATCATCTTAAATATAAATCCTTCATCTACTTGTCATCGTCATCAGTATACGGAAACAAGAGAGACCCCATGAATGAGGATATGGCGTTAAATGGAACAACAATGTATGCAAGGTGCAAGATAGCAGGTGAATCAGTATGTTTGGCTCATGCTATTAAGTACGCAAAACCAATAACCATAGTTAGACCTTTTAGTGTGTATGGTACAGGAGAGCAAGAACATAGACTTGTACCCCAGATATGTAAAAGTATTAGTGGCGGTGCAATGAGTTTAAATCCTGATTCAATGCACGACTGGATATACATTAAAGACTTTGTAGATGCCGTTGTGATGTTAATGACCAAAAGACTGCCATGTGGGGAGATATACAACGTGGGTAGCGGTGAACAACATAGCAACATGGAATTAGTTGAGAAAATAGAATGGATAACAGATAGGGAGTGTAAGTTTATGATAAATAAAGATATTAAAAGACCTGATGAAAAACAATGTTGGGTTGCAGACATATCAAAGATTAAGGCTTTAGGATGGAAGCCAGAATATACTCTCGTAAAGGGCTTAAAGAAGTCCATCAATTTACATATACCGGAATATGATTAAGAACAAAGATTTAAAACGTAGAATAATAGATATCACCTACCACAAGAAACTATCGCATCTATCTAGTTGCTTAAACGCTGTGGATACCATTGTGGATATCTATAATGAAAAACTGCCCACAGATAAGTTTGTACTCTCGTGTGGTCATGCAGGACTTGCGCTGTACGTTGTCCTTGAGGCACTATCAGAGGGTATGGTATCTGCTGAATTTTTAATAAACAAATGTGGAATACATCCTGAGAGACTACAAGCAGAGAACTACATTGATTGCTCAACAGGATCACTTGGTCAAGGTTTACCCATCGCAGTCGGCATGGCACTAGCTGATAGAAACAGGAGTGTGTACTGCATTATATCCGATGGCGAATGTGCTGAGGGTAGTATCTATGAGGCTCTTAATACTATTATTGAGGAAAGACTAACCAACATTAAAGTGTATTGCATAATCAATGGACAGTCGGCATATAAGAAGTTAGACACGCTGTCCCTTGAGAACAAGCTAAAAGCATTATATCCACAAATAAACATAGTTAACGCTGCGCTGTACGATTATCCAGTAATAGGACATATGGGGTTGCTACAGCACTACAGAGTACTAGATGAAGCTGAGTATAAGAGTTTAATGGAGTATCTAAAATGAGAGAAATAAAGTTTAGATCCTGGGATTTACTACACAAGCGTATGTATATTGTATGGAATATTAGGGCTACTGGAATTGGTGGTGGAGGGATGATAGTAGTGTCCGTTCTGGATGCAGGCCCCATTAATGTCAATCTGAATCCATTTAGCGATGACACTGATCATGTATTAATGCAATACATAGGATTAAAAGATAGAAACGGAAAAGAAATTTATGAGGGTGATCTTATAAAGGATGTAGATGGCAGGGTTAGCACGCATGCTTTTCCTGAGGATTGGGAATGGCTAGAGATGATGCACAACGATGTAGAGGTTATAGGTAACATCTACGAAAACCCCGATCTAGTGGAGGATCTAAAATGAGAAAAAAGGAAGATATAATAAAAGAATATCCAATATCAACCCCAGATGTTTACTACACGTATTTCGAGATAATGATTGAACTATTACTGGATATAAGAGAACTGCTAAGGAGAAATAAATGAGAAAAGACTTTGCTGAAATATTACATAATGAAATGGAGAAACATTACGAGATTGTCGTACTAACAGGGGATCTCGGATTCGGTGTACTTGATAGCATAAGAGATGCACTCCCCACTAGATTTATAAATTGCGGAGCGGCAGAGGGTGGGATGATGGGAATGGCCGTCGGCTTGGCTCTTAGTGGAAAGATACCGGTGGTCTACTCAATAACCCCATTTGCAATATGGAGACCAGCTGAAATAATAAGACTGTATTTAAATGGTGAGAAGATCCCGGTTAAAATAGTTGGTGCTGGTAGAGATAAGGATTATTCACATGACGGACCAAGTCACGATGCAACAGATGCTAAGAGTCTGTTTAATATATTCAGTAATATTGTTTGCTTTTATCCTGAACAAGAGAGCTTAGAAGAGAGTGTTAAATATTTCTTATACAACGACAAACCATCGTTTATAAGCCTGAGGAGATAATATGAGTGCTAATTTAGACGAGATTAGAAAAGGATTTGTTAAAAAACAATTAGAGTTACTAGTTAACAATTCCAAAAGAGAAAGTGATCCCTATATCATTGAGTGTTATATAGATACGAGTGCTAGTCAAATAATAAAAGGCTTAGTACAGATGGAACTAATTTACCTACGTTCTGAAGAGGCCGCTAAAGACTGGAAAGCAAAATATAAAACATTGGAGGAAATAACATGCGTGTATTAGTTACAGGTGGTTGTGGATTCATGGGGTCACACTTTGTTAAATACCTTTTAAAGAATACAGACTGGCACATTGTTGTACTAGATAGAATAGATGTAGCAGGTAGCCTAAGCAGACTATCCGAACTAAAAGAATACAAGAAGAACAAACACAGAGTTACATTTGTATGGCACGATCTAAAAGCACCACTTAATACACTCATATGCAATCAGATAGGCCATGTAGACTACATATTCCACCTCGCAGCATCATCACACGTTGATAGAAGCATACAAGATCCCATGACCTTTATTATGGATAACGTCGTAGGAACGTGCAACATACTAGAATACGCTAGATATCATTATGATGGGCTAAAGAGGTTCTTTTACTTCTCAACAGATGAAGTTTTTGGATCAACGCACAATGGTAAGTTTAAAGAATGGGATAGATATAAAAGCGGTAACCCTTACTCTGCATCAAAAGCAGGTGGTGAAGAACTAGCACTAGCATACCACAATACATACAACATTCCTGTTATCATCACACATTGTATGAATATATTCGGTGAACGCCAACATCCTGAGAAGTTTATCCCAAAGGCTATATCACACATACTAAGAGGGGACACATTACCAATATACGCAGACATTACAGGTACAGTATCGGGTACTCGCAATTACGTTTATGTAGACACAGTATCAGAGGCTTTAATGTTTCTGGCGTTAAATGGTGAAGTAGGCGATAAATACAACATTGAGGGTACTATTGAGGTTAGTAACTTAGAGATGGCAGAGAACATAGCGTATATACTGGGCTACGAACTACACACAAGGATGATCGCATCGGATAAGGTTAGACCTGGTAATGATTTTGCATATGGTATAGATGGCTCAAAGATGAGAGCAATGGGCTTTAAACCTAAGATTAGTTTTCCAAGAACATTACGTAGAGTGGTAAAGAGTTACATCAAGAATCCACAATGGCTGAGTATAAAACAGTAAAGACTAAAGATGTTAATGAGGCTACATTTTACTGTATGTACGGTGCTTCATTTGTAAATGTTAGAAGAATGTTGTTAAATAAGAAGAGAGCCGAACATAAGGGCTATATTGACCAATGGACTGTAGAAGTAGCAAACGTGCCATCATGGGCTATTGATACTTGGAGAACAGGTCAAGCTTATGGGAACATTACATTATTTGTAGATGTCCGTACTAAGTTAAAGAAAAGGATTAAACGTGAACTCGGAAACTAGCACTATAAGCACCAATGTGCTAACTAAACTAGAGCGTAAATGGTATAAAGAGTACCTTGAATGTTTTAACCAAACTGATGCTCTAAGAAGAGCCTATCCCAACAACACGTATACAGAGAATAGCCTTAAATCAATAGCATGGCAGACTAAGAAATCTGTTTTTACGAAACTACACTTGAGCGATAATGACCTAATGGATATTATGGGTCTAACAGATGATGCTTTGTATCAGTCTACAAAAGAGGGAATGAAAGCAACCAGACCTATTGTTACAGCAGACGGTATAAAAGCTGTACCTGATTATGGTGTTAGACATAAGTATTTAGAAACTACGTTGAAACTAAGAGGTAAATTAAAAGACACATCAAGAGTAGAATTAACAGGTGCGGATGGTTCCCCACTTCGCATAGAGTTAATCGCAGGTATTGGATTTTTAAACAAACCACCAGATGCCCACAATTAGATATCCAGACCCAGATCGCATGATGCCACATCAACAGGAAGTGTTGTGGTTAGATTCCCATAGATTTAAAGTGTTGATCTGGCATAGACGTGCGAGGAAAACAACAACAGCAATCAACGAAATAACTAAACAAGCGTTAATCACTCCTGGTATTTACTGGCATCTATTCCCCACATACTCAGAAGCTAAGAACTCAATATGGCGTGATAAGAATATGTTGTTTGGCAACATCCCTAAAGAAGTGATTGAAAAGGTTAACGAATCGGAAATGGTTGTCACATTCAAGAATGGGTCTGTATATCAATTAGTTGGAGCTGATAACCCTGATAGGTTGAGAGGTGCTGGTCCTAAAGGGCTTGTACTTGATGAATATGACACTATGAAGAATGATGTATGGCCTATCTGCGAACCTATCCTTCGTCAAAATGGTGGATGGGCATGGTTTATCGGAACCCCTAAGGGAAAAACTAAGCTCTATGATCTGTATAACAGAGGGCAAAACCCAGACAACAAAGAGTGGAAGTCATGGTTACTCAAAGCCTCAAGCTCTGGAATTATCCCACAAGACCAACTAGAAGAATCAAGAAAGACAATGTCACAAGCACTCTATAATCAAGAGTGGGAGTGTGAGTTCCTAGAATCTGAGGGATCGGTGTTTAGAAACGTAAGAGACGCCGCAACAGCAGTACCAAGACCTCCACTAATGGGACACAACTATGTAATGGGTGTTGATCTGGCTAAGGTACAGGACTTCACAGTCATTACAATATTTGATCGTGCTAACAATTGGCAGGTGTATCAAGATAGATTCCAGACACTAGAGTGGCCTTTCCAAAAGAAACGTATCATAGAGATAGCAAGACACTATAACAACGCACTGTTAAGAATAGATGCTACAGGGATTGGTGATCCTATTGTTGATGATCTTGCTCGTGCCGGACTATCCATTGAGCCTGTAAAGATCACAAATGAAACTAAAAAGGAAATGATTGAGAAACTATCTATATGGATTGAACAGAAGAAGTGTCGCATAATCAATATGGCAGATACTATGCTTGAGTTTGATAACTTCTCGTATGAGATAGGACTATCTGGTCGTATAGTCTATAATGCTAGAGAGGGGTATCATGATGATATAGTTATCTCAATGGCTCTTGCTGTTTATGGACTAGTAGATATTTATATACAACCCAAACCTGAGGAGATTCCGCTTATACGACAAGAGTATAGGCACAGACTACTAGGCGATAGGGATAGGGAGTTAAATGAAAACGATTATGAAGCAATATAATCAAAATGATCTTAATAGAGTCGCATCAATTGTTCCTGAGAAAACAGATCGGGATATAGAGAAATTAGAACTACCACAAGTGGAAGCACCAAAGGAAGTGGAACTAACCAACGATCAATTACACGACGCTCTAATGTTTGCACAAGACGTGCTAGAACGTGCTTTAGTGCCATTTCTAGTATTCGGTGAGACAGCGGAGGCTATCCATTCTTTAGATATGCCATTAATGTTTGGTAAGGGTATACATCTTGGTGTACGTAAACAACATCTAACAGAATCAGGTAAATCTATTATTAGTATGTTAGTAAAGGATGCTATTATTGACGATAGATTTGTCATGTTTGGGTACAAAGGTGTACCAATTCAAATAGATGTGATAATCAATGACTATCCATTCCTAAACAATCCAGACACTAAGTTTTATCACTTAACCGAGTTTAAACTACCCAATCCCTACAATGAGTATGTTAAATGGAAAGATCAATTAGTATGAGTGAAGTAATACTTGGAATAATATGTATAGCGCTTTTAGTAGCAGATGTCTTTCTAATAGTATTGAATAAGAGCAACAGTAAGGGTTATGATCAAAGAGTACAGGACCTGCAAAAGCAGACAAATATACTCTCAGCACAACTCGTCAAACTTGCACTATCTAAGAACGTGGCCGAGTACGCACAAGCAGAAGCTATATCCTCTATTGTGGATCCTGTTACAAATGACATGGATAGTGATAACATAAATATAGAATCAATGAACGATAGAGATTTTAGCAAGTTTTTAAAGAAGCAATTAAATCCTGAGGAAGAAACGGAAGAATAATGGCAGATTATATATCTAAAAATCAAGGTGGGCTAGATAGAATGGGTGGAGAGATTGAAAAGATGATGGCTATGGCTATTCATCATAGAAAATCCTTTGAGCGTAAATGGTATGATAACAACTTCTTTGATGATGGCTACCACTTTAGATATATCTCAAGATCAACAGGTAAGATAATAGACTTAAATGATGCTGGGTCAGTGAATATGCCTCAACGTGCTATCCCTAAGGCTAGTAGACAGATAAGAGGTATTGCTAACTTACTCATGGCTCCTAAGTACACTCCTGTAATTTACCCTGAAAGAATAGTTAAATCGCAATATCCAGATCCTAATATGTACCAACAGGCCTGGGATATGGCTAAAAAGATAGCAAGTAAACAAGGTGCATGGCTTGAGGAAGAATGGAAAGATCAGATGATGAAAGCTAAGTTAACACTCATGTTAATCCTTGCTGCTAAGCATTCCATTTCATACATTAAAGTATGGCCTGACGCAGATGAGGAGAAGATTGTAACCTCGGTTCGTGATGCATTTGAGATTTATCTTATTGGTAACATAAATGAATTAGAATCCTCCCCATTTGTAATAGAAGCAGTACCCACACTTATATCAGATATAAAAGCTAATAAAGCATTTGATCGTGATCAACTAGAAAAGATTAGCCCTGATAATAAGTATGCATCCTCTGAGATTAAACAGGTGTATATGCAGTCACGCTTCGGTAGTGGTATGACACAAGACGATGCAGCAACCTTAATCTTAAAAGAGGCATTTATAAAACGTAAACTAACTGAGGATAACATTGAGGATGTAATGCAACACACTAAAGACCCCGATATTCTGGCAGGTAAGAGAATGGGTAGTGTTGTTATGCAACATGTGTTTGTTGCTGGTGGAATCACATTAAAAGATGAATACCTAGACTTACAAGAATATCCATTCGTAGAGTACAGATACGAGCCAGGTGCGCTGTATCAGAAACCACCGATGGACAACTATACTCCTGCTAATAAGTCTTTGGATGTTATTATCTCAAGACTTGAGAAGTGGGCTAATAGCATGGTCACAGGCGTATACCAAAAGCGTAAGGGTGAGAACTACGAGGTTAGTAACTTCCCAGGTGGACAAGTTATAGAGTATACAGCAACCCCACTTCAACAGATGAATATGGCCAATGTACCTCCTGCGGTATTTGAGCTTATTGGATTTTTTAATCAAGTAATAGAAGAACAAGGTGCATCTACATCATCACTTGGAACATTACCACAAGGTGTTAAATCAGGTGTTGCCATTGAAAGTGTAAAGGCTACAGAGTATGCAAACCTAGAGATCGCAGCAGAGCAGCTAAAGAACACCATTGAGAAGATTAGTAAGAAGATGCTTCGTATTGCTGATGACTACTTTATGAAACCACAAACAGTATCTACTATGACTGGCGGTAACGCTGATTATATGGATATCATGGGTATGAGAGGAATCAATGCTAGAAAAGAAGTGGGTATGGATATACCAACAGACGTTGTACCTATTAGCAAAGACTCTAAGGTTAGAATTGAGGTTGAATCAGGGTTAGGCTTTACAATGGAGGGCAAGAAACAAACCATGCAACAGATCATTAACTTTATGATGGGTCTTGCAGGTCAAGGTATGTTATCAGCTGACGCTCTAAAAG